GTTTAGCGCAAATATTTCCTGGTTCTTTTTGGCCAATTATCATCATGGGTTCTTCTTTAGAACTCGCAAAACTTGTAACAGTTTCTTGGTTGTATAATAATTGGGAACAAACTGTTCGTATCATGCGTTACTATTTTATGGTAGCAATCATTCTGCTCATGTTAATTACTAGTATGGGTATTTTTGGTTTTCTTTCGAAAGCGCATTTAGAATCTAATGTTGTTCTTGGTCAAAACAATGTACAATTACAAGTTCTATCTGCTCAAGAAAAGATAGCGAAAGACCGATTGGCATATCTATTGAAACAATCAGAAGACCCAAACAAGAACAATGCTAGACTTGATAGAGAGATACGAATTATACAAAATGAATTGGCAAAAATTACAAAAGAAAAGTTGCCGTTATTGACTGAAGAAAACAAACTCTCGGCAGAAATTGGTCCTATTAAGTATGTCGCCGAGTTGTTCTATAATACGAACGATGAAAATTTCATAGATAAAGCTGTACGCCTCGTAATTCTAGTTATTATATTTGTTTTTGACCCATTGGCGGTTCTTCTATTGATTGCGGCAAATCAAACATGGCGAAACCGAAAAACAAGCCTTGACAAACGACATACTGATAGTGTAGAATTGATACCTAAAGAACAAATTGTTTATATAAAGATTGGAGAATCAAATGAGCATTCTTGAAAAATTGAAGAAGAATTCCACAATTAAAGACACCGCAATACTTTCGAAGTCGAAGTTTTTTACTGACAAAGACCAAATCACTACACAAGTGCCTATGGTCAATGTTGCTTTCTCTGGTAGTTTGAATGGCGGCTTTGCACCAGGTCTTACCATGTGGGCAGGTCCATCAAAACACTTTAAGACTGCCTTTAGTCTTTTGATGGCCAAAGCCTACATGGACAAATATCCTGAGGCAGCATTGTTGTTTTATGACTCAGAGTTCGGTACACCTATTAAGTACTTTGAAACATTTGACATTGATATGGACCGTGTCATTCATACACCACTAACTGATATTGAACAGTTGAAGTTTGATATTATGCAACAGTTACAAGAAGTGAATCGTGGTGATAAACTCATCATCGTACTTGATTCTATAGGGAACTTGGCATCTAAGAAAGAAGTTGAAGATGCGCTTGAAGGTAAGTCTGTCGCTGACATGAGCCGTGCCAAACAAGTGAAGAGTTTGTTCCGTATGGTCACACCACATCTGACACTCAAAGATATTCCAATGGTTGTTGTTAATCACACATACAAAGAGATTGGCATGTTCCCGAAAGATATTGTTGGTGGTGGTACCGGTTCGTATTATTCAGCCGACAACATTTATATTCTTGGTCGCCAACAAGAAAAAGATGGCACCGAAATTACTGGTTATAATTTTATCATCAATGTAGAAAAATCACGATATGTCAAAGAAAAATCTAAAATACCTGTTAATGTATCTTTTGACGGTGGTATTAACAAGTGGTCTGGTCTACTTGACATTGCACTTGAATCCGGCCATGTGGTCAAGCCATCAAACGGCTGGTATGCAAAGGTAGACCAAGAAACCGCTGAAGTTGGTAGTAAAGTAAGATACAACGACACACAAACTGAAGAGTTTTGGTCTGATATTCTTGAGAACGAAGCCTTCCAAGAATTTGTAAGGAAGAAATATGAAATCACTTATGGCAGCATTATGGGACAAGCTGAAGTGGTGGAAGAAACCGAAGATGCTTGAAGAAGGCAAAGATTACCATTTCATAAACTTTAATAACTCAGACATTACAGGTATCGAATTATTGATGCCTGAGTTTAAAGGTGTAATCTACCACTATCACAAGGCAGGAGTAGTAGAAGAAAATGGTGTCGCTCGTTTGAGTTTCGGTTATACTGTTGTTTTTCCTGGTGAACACGACATAGATGACTTGAACTCAAACGAAAATTTTCATACAATTATGGGTGATCTGTTAACCCAAATACTAATGGCTGATGCTAATGATGAGACTCGAAACAACAATTCTGAAAAACCTGATATATTCTGAGGAGTATACACGAAAAGTCCTGCCTTTTATTCAAACAGAATATTTTTCTGATTCAAAAGATAGAACTCTCTTTAAGTTTGTTTCAGAATTTGTTCACAAGTATAAAACACTACCAACATATGAATCGTTGGTGATTGAACTTGGCGATGCAAAAACTATTACAGAACCAGAACTAAAGAATACTCTTGGTCTTCTTGATGAAATTAATCAAAACAAGAATGAACCAACTGAAATACAATGGTTGATTGAACAAACAGAAAAGTTTTGCCAAGACAAAGCGATATATAATGCTATCATGGAATCGGTGTCAATACTTGATTCTAAAAATACAAACAAAAACAAAGGCGAAATCCCTAAACTACTCTCAAATGCGCTCGGTGTTTCTTTTGATTCTCATATTGGTCACGATTATATTAATGACTACGACTCCCGTTTTGAATTTTACCACAAACAAGAAACAAGGATACCATTCGACTTAGAATTGTTTAATACAATTACTAAGGGTGGATTGCCAAACAAGACTCTAAGTATCTGCCTTGCTGGTACTGGTGTTGGCAAATCTATGTTTATGTGTCATGTGGCCGCATCTTGTCTTTCACAAGGACAAAATGTTCTTTACATCACACTTGAGATGGCAGAAGAACGAATTGCTGAGCGTATTGATGCCAATCTTTTGAATGTAACAATGAATGACCTTCATGTTATGACTAAGATGGAGTATGATCGCAAGTTTGAATCACTTCGAACAAAGACACATGGCAAGTTGATTATCAAAGAGTATCCAACTGCTGCAGCGAATGCTCTACACTTCCGTTCTTTGTTGAATGAATTGCATCTGAAGAAGAATTTTGTACCACAAATTATCTTTATTGATTATTTAAATATCTGTTCATCAGCACGAATCAAACCTGGTGCCAATGTGAATTCATATTCGTATATCAAGGCAATTGCTGAAGAACTTCGTGGTCTTGCTGTAGAATTTAATCTGCCTATTGTTTCTGCTACACAAACAACTCGTTCTGGTTTTACAAACTCCGATCCTGGTCTTGAAGATACTTCAGAATCATTTGGTCTGCCTGCAACTGCTGACTTCATGTTTGCTTTGATTTCTACTGAAGAACTAGAACAACTGAATCAAATCATGGTCAAGCAATTGAAGAATCGATTTGGTGATCCAAATCTGAACAAACGATTCGTGGTTGGTGTTGATAGAGCGAAGATGAAGTTGTATGATGTTGAACAATTGGCACAGACTGGTATTGTTGATTCAGGTCAGGATGATCCTCCGCTAAATACTTTTGGTAACCGTGAAGGTAAATTCAATCGCAAGTTTGAAGGTTTTAAAGTATGAAGTTGACAAAAGAACAAGCAGTTCATTGTGCTAATGTATTTTCACTATACTTCGACCGATTCAATGGCATCGAAGATTATATTCGTGACCAAAAACTAAACTCACTATCAGACCGGCCTGTTACTTTGCCTGGCATGGGACCTGAAGAAGATTTGTTTTCTGATTTCACCATGCATCCAAATGATATGGATTTTGAACTGGTCGAATTGCCTCAAGATACTTGGGACATTTATTTGAATATGATTTCTTCTCATTCAAATATGACCAGTATTCCAGGTCGGTGTTTTCGTTTGGCTGTTTTAGAAAAGAACACAAAGAAGTGGGTTGGTTTCATTCGTCTTGGTTCACCAGTCATCAATATGAAACCACGGCACGAACTTCTTGGCGGAACATTTACACAAAGTAAAGAGGTAGCAGCAGCCTTCAATCGTACAAGTATTATGGGGTTTGTAATTGTACCCTCACAACCATTTGGTTTTAATTATCTTGGCGGCAAGTTGTTGGCAGCCATTTGTTGTTCACATTGGGTTCGTGACCAATTGAATAAAAAGTATGGGATGAACACCTGTTTGTTTGAAACGACCAGTCTTTATGGTTCTTCTAAATCATCTTCACAATATGATGGTATGAAACCATATCTTCGTTTCAAAGGTCTAACTGATTCTGATTTTCTGCCAATGATGCATGGCAAATCATATGTGGATTTAAAGAACTATGTTGAAGGTATTGTTGGTGAAATTGTTCCGCCAGAGGCATCTAGCCGTAAATTGAAGATTTCAAATCGCATCATCTCACTAACAAAAGTTGCTCTCAAAGGTACACCAGAGGGTGAAAAGTTTCAAAACACTATATCCCGAGCGTTGGAATTCACAGAAAAGAAGAGATACTACGCTTCTAATTATGGGTTCTCCAACTTTACCGATGTGGTCATGGGTCGTACAGACAAACTGATACCTGATAAAGAGAACTATGATAAGTTCCACCTAGAGAATATCATTGACTGGTGGAAGAAAAAGGCTTCGAATCGTTTCGAAACTCTGTCGAATGAAGGCCGTATTCGTTCTGATATTGAAGTTTGGACTGGTGATAAGGAACTTGACATTATCCGGTAATAGTTTAGGATAAATACTCCGATTAGATACGGAGTATTTTATGGCACAGTCAGGCGCAGGAGCAGAAGTAACCGCATTAGCAGAAAGTCTACAAGCATATGCTTGTGCGGCTCGTCAACTTTTAGGAAAACCTTTAACAAGCATCACCGATGTGAATGAAAAAACTGTTAAAGGTTTTTCTGATTGCGACAGACCATTAAATCGATGTTTAAAAGAATTAGATGGTGATTGGTTTCATAGTGTGATTGTAACTGCAAACAAAATTTTTGATGACTTTGATATTGGCCGCTCAGACAAATACATATTCTATCGTGGCGGTAGTTTAGTGTCACAAATATATTCTGAGTTTAGTTTGTTTAGAAAACAGAGTGGTATTACTGGTGATGATAAGTGGAATCCTGCTGACATATGGATGGCTAAACCAAATTTTAAATTTCAAAGTGGATGGCCAACATTAATAGATTACAATAATTATATCTTTCACGAATTTTTTGATAGAAATTTAGTTGGCATATCTTTAAAGAAAGTGCCAAAAGGCCCAGCTACTTCTAAAATATTCAATGAGGGTGAACCACTTGTAGCGAACTGGAATGGTTACAAACTTGGTGCGGTCATGGGTGATTCAAAAGATATTTACATGAGATACACTTCAGGTGGAAAAGAAGGTGAAATACAGTTAAGAAACTTTTCAAGTAGACCAGTTACAAGTTCATGGCAAGGTGAAATTAAAGGTAAAACTGCTGCGGGTGGTAAAATTGGTGGTGGTATAGTGATGCAAGCTGCCATAGAAGCCGGAGTACCAAAAAATAAGTTAATGATGCCAAACGAATTTAATAGTCAGATACAAAAACCTTCAGATAAAACACTAAAAGATTTTGTTAAGATGTTCAAGTCATTAAGTGGTTCTAAAAAATCTGATAAGGATCTTCTTATAGAATTAAAAGAAAATATTGCTCGTGATAAAACTTGGTGGATGTCTAAGTATCTTGGAGTCCATTATGTTTATACTATTATGGATCAAAAAAAACAAGAAGAAGTTGTAAAATACATATATCAATATGCTTCTTCAGCTACAAAAAACAGTAGCATTTTCATAAAGTACAGCTAACATGAACTTCAAAGAATTTCTAACAGAAGCCTCAAAAGAGGGCGCCAATGTTCACCTAGAACATTTAGAAGATAATGTTCTCAATCGTGGCATCAATGGTGCTCGTGAAGCCGTAAACTTTCTTCGTTCTCTTCGTGATATGTTGGCAGGTCACGCACAATCTAAAACTAATGTCACAACAAAATGGGATGGTGCACCTGCTGTAATTTGTGGTATTAATCCAGACAACGGTAAGTTTTTTGTTGGCACCAAGTCTGTATTCAATAAAGAACCAAAGTTAAATTATACAGATGAAGATATTGATCGAAATCATCCAGGTGAAGGATTGAAT